ATACATTCGTGTACAATTAAAGCTTCTACGATAGAGTTGCCTAACGATGTATTTGGAAAACCGGTGGAGCGACCTGTAACATCCAACTCGAATCTAATCGAGCAGTTGATCTTACTATGCTTATCTACAGTGACACTTATTTTATTGAAGGTGGCTTTTCTCAAAAACTCCACAGGCACGCCTGCAGATTCATATAAACCGATTTCCTCCTCTAAAAGAGATCGTCCTTGTGACGCATCGAAGCTGGTCGCATCTGTCTCATAATACCATGTATCTATTTGGTTACTCATATCTTTCTCTAAGATACATAACCAAGTATCATCACCCGCTACACAAATGACAATACGAACTCTTTCCCCTATCCATTCTTTATTAATAGCTTCATCTACTTGAGCACACAATGAATGATGTGTGAGTCCGGCTGCGAAAATTGTAAACGTGCGTAACTTCTCACCTGCCTTTCCTCTCATATGTTCTACCGCTTCCTTTTTCAAACCTCCATGGATTTGATCGAAATGCCGTTTGTAGAATATACTAAGAGAAACATGGGCGTTAATTAAACAACGAGGTTTACATTCTTCTTGACCTTCGTCCAATTTCAACATTAGAACTCGCATACACATGCTGGGGTCCCAATGTTGACCATTCATGAAGTCCACTTGTTGAGTCCTAGTCGGGCTCTCGAGTGTCTTCCACCAGGAATTATAATCAGCTTTCCTTCCTGGAGGCAACTTAGAGATAACTTCTTGAAACAAAGCATCTACATTATCTTCCGTTGCTACTGTGATCGGTTCTTCCATATATCCTGATCGTATTCTGCTTAAAAGAAAGCTATTAAAGCCCGATTTTAAGACTACCTTTTCGGGTGGTGTCTGGCTCAGTATGCGCTTGGTTATAGCATAGGCATAAGCATCCATAGTTTTTGGGGGTGGTTTAAACGGTTGCATTCCAGGTATCTTACATATGTATTCCACCTTTCTTGCACTCATAGCATCTTCCATCCTTTCCATTCTATTGATCCTAATATCTACAAACTCACGCGTAGCTGAATCCATAATCACCCTAGAGTCACGTAGTAATACTTGATCCGTATACGTTTCTGTACCATTAATATTGACCTTCTGGGGTACTGTTACTTCGACAACATGATA